CGGTGACCTGCGGTATGACATCAATGGCGACGGCGTGGTTGATGAAAACGACTTTCCAGATTGGCGGAGTGCAGGGAAATGAGCCTAATTAATCTACAAAAGAAAATCGGCGTAACGGCTGACGGGGCTTTCGGCCCCGGCACGCTCAAGGCGGCGGCAGCTTACTACAAGCTGTCGCCCAATCGGGCCGCGCATTTCTTTGCCCAAACGGCGCACGAAAGCGGCAACTTCAAAGCGTTCAGCGAAAACCTGAACTACGGCTGGAAGGGCCTGCGCGGCATCTTTGGTAAAAAATACTTCCCAACCGATGCGCTGGCCAAGGCTTATGAGCGCCAACCGCAGAAGATTGCCAACCGCGTGTACGCGAACCGCATGGCCAATGGCGATGAAGCGTCCGGTGATGGCTGGAAGTACCGTGGTCGCGGTGCGCTCCAACTGACGGGCAAAGCCAACTACCAAGCCTTTGCCGATTACATCGGTCGCCCAGATGTGATGACCAACCCAGACCTTGTGGCTGGCGAACTCTGCTTTGAGAGCGCTCTTTGGTTCTTCGACAAAAATAAGCTATGGTCGATCTGCGATAAGGGCACCAACGAAGCTGCTATCCTTGCACTAAGCTCTCGGATCAATGGCAGCAAAAACCCGCACGGTCTTGATGACCGCAAAGCCAAGACCAAGAAATATGCAACTTGGCTCTAAGGAGGTTCACATGAATTTGAAGAAATTGCTTGTCTCGAAAGTCAAAGATGCGGCCCTCAAAGAGGCCACAAATAAAATCATGCCTATGGACGGCGACGCACCCAAGAAGCTCGGGAAAGGCAAGCTGGCCGCAATCCTTGCCGTCGTCGCTGCAATCGCAGCTGCTATTCCTGAATTGATTAAGTGAGACGCTGTTAAATCTCTACAGAACTGCTATAAGGACGGCCTATGGCTACGACGATGACTTTCGAAACCCTGAAGGAGGACGTGCGACGCTACCTTGAGCGTGGCGCGACCTATGCCTCGGACCCTGTCGTCTACGAGCAGATCCCGCGTCTGATTAATCTGGCCGAGCGCCGGATTTCCCGCGAACTGAAGATCCAAGGCTTCATCGCTGTCGTTACAGACACGCTGACGGTCGGGCAGTCGGTCTACCCGAAGCCCGACCGCTGGCGCGACACGGTCTCGATTAACATCGGCACTGGGGCCAATCTGGCGGATCGCACAACGCTCTACGCCCGCGATTACGAGTATTGCCGGAACTATTGGCCGAATGAGAGCCAAACGGACACGCCGCAGTTCTACGCCGATTACAACTATTCCAACTGGCTGATTGCGCCAACGCCCGATCAGGAGTACCCTTTTGAGGTGCTGTATTACGAGTTGCCCCCGCTGCTCGACGACAGCATCCAAACCAACTGGCTGACAGAATACGCACCACAGCTCTTGCTGTATGGCACGTTGCTTGAAGCGACCCCGTTCTTGAAGAACGACGACCGCATCGCAACGTGGCAGCAGTATTACGACCGCGCCGCTGCGATGCTCAATGGCGAGGATCTCGCAAAGATCCTTGATCGTTCAGCTGTGCGCAAGGAGGCATAAGAGGTGTCATACACTTCCGTTTTCGGTGGCAACACCATTTACCCATCCGACGTTTCGTATTTGGCCGTCGCGCTAACCGCCGACATCGAACTGGAATGGCCCCTCGAAAGCTCGGGAGAGCTGCCGCCTGCCGCCCGCATCATCGACGTCACGCCCGACGCCTCGGGCTGGGACATCGTCCTGCCGGACGCCACGCTGACCGGTGCTGGCCAGACAATCTTCTTCAACAACCTGAGCGGCTCGCGCAGCTTCTTCGTCAAGGACTTTGCAGGCAATACCCTCGCGACTGTTGCCTTTGGCGAGCAGTGGCAGGTCTATCTGGCCGCGACCACGACTGCCGCTGGTACGTGGCGCGTCTTCCGCTACGGCGCTTCGACTGCAACCGTGCAGCCGTCCTCGCTCGCAGGCTTCGGCCTGACCGTCACGGACAGCACGCTCTCACAGTCGCTGCCGGTTACGACCTTCTCAACCACCGGCATCACGGTGGCCACCTCGAACCGCGCCAGCGCATTCGTTTGGAACGCCACCGGCGCAGGCACGCTCAACCTGCTGACCGCCGCATCGGCCGGAAACAACTTCTTCGTCTTCGTCCGCAACGAGGGTGGCGGCGATTTGGTTGTCGAACCGGCTGGATCTGAGACAATCAACAGCGGCGCGAACCTGACGTTGCGCCCCGGCGATAGTGCCACGGTCATCACCGATGGCTTGGAATGGTACACAATCGGCCTCGGCCAGCAGGCCGTCTTTGCGTTCGACTACACAATTATCAATGTCACCGGCGGGACCGTCACGCTCTCTGGTTCGCAGCTTAATCGGATTGCGTATAGGTTTGAGGGTACGCTGACGAGTAACTGCACAATCGTAGTGCCCCCCACCGTCCAGCAGTACTGGATTACCAACGCGACAACTGGCGGGTTCAACTTGTTCGTTCGCACCAGCGCTGGCACGCCGACGCAAGTCAATCAGGGCGCGAAAGGCATCTATTATTGCGACGGAACCGAAATGGTTCTCGCTTCAGATCCTACCACGTTGACCACACCAATCGTCATTTCCGACGGTGGCACCGGCGCAACGACTGCGTCTGGCGCGCGTTTGAACATTGGTATCACCAGTTTCGCCGACGCAATCGTAACCGCCACAACCGGCGCGAGCGTCCGCACGACAATCAGTGCGGCCAAGTCTGGTGCGAATACGGACATCACGTCCATGGGCGCGCTGACCAGCATTGTCGGCAACATTTCTCTTGTCGGTGACGTCCTTATCGGTGGCGGCGGAGATCTCAACATCTCGTCTGCCACGGGCGGGAATGCTTCTGGTTTCTACAACGATGCGCAGGATCTCTACATTCGCGTCAACGCGTCTACGCGGGCGTATATCAGCTCCACCGGCCTGTTCGGGATTGGGACAACCGCCCCGAAGACACGCCTTCAAGTCACTGCTGGCGGCTTCCTGAACGCTCCTGTGCTGGGCAGCGCGACCGGTGCGCCCTTCTATGTCACGAACTCGGACACCGCCTACGGCCTTGTTGTTGGCATCAATTCGGCTGATGGCCGCGCTTTTCTTCAGGCCCAACGTACTGACGGCACTGCATCCTCAGGCCCAATCACGTTAAACGAAGCTGGCGGCAACGTAGGGGTTGGGGTTGTCCCCGGCGTCAAGTTCGACGTCAACGGGCGTGGTCGGTTCATGCAAGACACCGTTGCAACTACGGGCGCAATCGTTATCCGTCAAAACGTGGGTAACACGGTCGGCGGTTTCATCCAATGGGTGACTAACGACAACACCGGCGAAAAAGGTTGGCTGAATGTTGATACCAGCAGTAATATGATTTTTGCAACGGTCAGCGCCGAGGCCATGCGGATTACGTCGGCTGGCAATGTAGGTATCGGGACAAGTTCGCCTTCCACTAAGTTAGATGTTTCAGGAGCCATCCGCACTGGTGTAGGGGCTACTGACCCCGGTACGGGTGGGGTCATGTATATCGTTGGGTCTGGAGCTTTCCAGACCGTTGTAGCGGGTGCGGCTTTTGCTGTTAACACGGGAGCTAACAACGCTCGCGCAGAACGTATGCGTATCGACGCCAGCGGCAACGTCGGTATCGGCACCACCAGCCCAACCTACAAACTCGAAGTAGCAGGCGACGTCCGCGTTGCCAGCGGCGGAGATCTTCGGATTAGCGCCGCTGCGTCGGGCAACGACATGTCGCTCTACAACGACAGCGGCGACCTGTACTTCAACAACGGCACGCAGCGCATGTTCCTTAGCGCGGCGGGCAATCTGGCCGTCGGGAACAACATCACGGCTGGCGGAGACATCACCGCGACTGGTAACGTCACAGCCTACTCGGACGCTCGGCTCAAGACCGGGCTTACTCGTATCGAAGGTGCGCTCGACAAGGTCGAGAAGCTCGCTGGCTACACCTACACCCGCACCGACAGCGGCGAGCGCCAGACTGGCCTCCTCGCGCAAGACGTGCAAGCAGTTCTGCCCGAGGCCGTCGTTGAGGGTGAATATCTGGCAGTGGCCTATGGCAACATGATGGGCCTCGTTGTTGAGGCAATCAAGGAGCTGCGCGCTGAGCTAAATGAGCTTCGCGAGCAGGCCGTAAGGATTGTCCACAAATGACGCTGCCCACCAGCGGCCCTCTCTCCCTCGCCGACATCCAAGGCGAGTTCGGTGGCTCGAACCCAATCAGCCTGAGCGAGTATTACGCTGGGGGCGCTTATGTGCCCGCTGGTACCACCGGCACGAACGGCCCTGTGCCTTCATCCGGCGCAATCAGCATCTCGAACTTCTACGGCACGAGCGCCGTGGTTGTAACATTTAGCGACTTCAGCCTGAATGATTTTGAAATCTCACCGAACGACGCGACGTGCTATTACCAAATCAACAGCAACGGCAACGTCTACGGCACCGTCTTTGACACCCCCTTCGATTTGTTGGAGCAGTGGGTTACCCCGACCAGCTTTGCCAGCGACTATGAGGTCTACGCCACACTGACTGGGGGCTCTCTGACGAGCGGCACGACTGGCGCTTGGTTGTCCCTCGGAACGAGCCGATTGTGGTACGTTCAGGAAACCGCCAATTTCGGAACCGAGACGGCTACGCTGTCGTTCGATGTCCGCAAGATTGGCACGACAACAGTCCTCGACACATGGACAGTAACTATTGAGGCAACGGTGGAAATCTGATGGCTGAGAATATCGTCCAGATTAAATCACTCCCCGGCATCAAGCGGGACGGCACCAAGTTCGAGGGCGACCAGTACGTTGACGGCCAGTGGGTGCGCTTCCAGCGCGGCCTGCCGCGCAAGATTGGCGGCTATCGGTCGATCAACAAGTTCCTGCAAGGACTGCCGCGCGCACTGCACGAGTACACCCTCGATCTGTTGACCTACATCCACGCAGGCTCGGCCAACCTTGTCGAGCGGTTCTTCATTGACGGTGGTTACAACACGAGCGTGATCAGCGACCGTACGCCCAGCACGCTGACCCTGAGCGACGCCAACCTCTGGCAGTTCGACGTTGACACGGCCGCTGGCTCGGGCCTCCAAATCCTCGCGCAAGTCGCTCCGAACCTGAACTGCATCTGCAACAGCGACGGCGGCCAGTTGTTCACCGGCGACGCCTTCGGCACCTCGGCGCTGACCGAGGTTACCAACCTTCCGGCAATCTACAGCCTCACAGGCGGCGTTGTCGCCCTGCACCCGTACGCGGTCGGCTTCGGTAATGACGGCTTCGTCATGTGGTCTGTGCCGGGCGATCCGACAGACTTCACTGGATCTGGCGCGGGCAATGCGTACGTCACGGGCCAAAAGATTGTGCGCGGCATGCCGCTGCGCGGCGGCCCCGGCAACAGCCCCTCGGGCCTGCTCTGGTCGGCCGACAGCCTCATCCGTATGACGTACACTGGCGACACAACGGCGGCCTTCCAGTTCGACACAATCAGTGCCCAGTCGTCCATCCTCTCGTCCCAGTCGCCGATTGAGTACGACGGCGTTTTCTACTGGATTGGCACCGACCGCTTCCTGATGTTCAACGGCGTTGTTCGCGAGATTGAGAACAACATGAACATCAACTTCTTCTTCGACAACCTGAACTATGCCCAGCGGCAGAAGGTGTTCAGCTTCAAGGTGCCGCGCTTTGGCGAGATCTGGTGGTGCTTCCCGAAGGATGACAGCCTCGAACCGAACCATGCTGTAATTTTCAACGTGCGCGAAAACACATGGTATGACTGCGCGCTGCCTAACGGCGGACGCGGCGCGGGCATCTTCCCTGCAGTTTTCCGCAAGCCGCTCATGTCCGGCGTCGAGCCGCAAGAGGCCACGCTGGTTGAAGCCGTCCCTGCAGCCGCCGGAACGGCCTATGTCGTTGGTGATGTTCTAACCGTCAGTGGCGGTGAAGTCACCATCCCTGCGCAGCTCACAGTGGCCACAGTCAACGGAACCGGAGGCATCCTGACTGTGAGCGTCTCAAACGCGGGCCTTTATCCCGTGCCGCCCGACAGCCCTGCCGTTGTGACAGGCGGCTCTGGCAGCAGCGCGACCTTCACGCTCACCTTCGTCAACCCCTACAAGTTCTGGGTGCATGAGGTCGGCACGGACGAGGTCGACGGCCTCAACGTCAACCCAATCCAGTCCTACTTCGAGACGGCGGATCTCTCCCTGCCAGTCATGAGCCAGACCAACCGCGCCATGCAAGTGCTGATGATGGAGCCTGACTTCGTACAGTCGGGCCCGATGACGGTGCAGGCCATGGGCCGCGCCAACGCTCGCGCTCCAGAAGTGAACGGCGAGATTAAAACGATTGTCGAAACCCCGCAGACGCCACAAGAACAGGTAATTTATTTCAAGGAGCAGCGGCGCGAACTGCGCTTCCGTTTCGAGAGCAACTGTGTCGGTGGTGACTACCAGATGGGCCTCGTCCTT